CAACTGGTGCATTAAGAGTTTCTGGTGGTGCAGGTATAATCGGTGATGTATATGCGAATAATTATTATTATTCCAGCGGTAGAGCAGTATCGTATTACAATAACCAATATTTGTTGTCAAACAATACAACAACAAACGTAGAAACTGAGTTATTTACAAGTACCGGTGGAAGAGTTCCCGTGCCATTAGGTAAAACACTATTCTACAAGATTGATATTGCTGCACGAAGAACTAATGCTGTAGGTGATTATGCGTCATTTACATTACAAGGAATTGCAAATAACACTTCAGGATTAACGACAGATATAGGTGGTATTGTAGAAACAATTATCTATAGATCAAACATCAATTACAACGTGGATGCAAGAGCGAATAGTGTATCTAACACCATAAATATATATGTTACCGGGGTCGCTGGTCATAATATTGCATGGAGTTCCATAATCACCACAATTGAGGTATAATAATGGCTAGAGTTCGAAGTTTATTAATTGATGCCACTACAGGTAAAATATTTACAGGTTCAGATAGAACAACTACATCAAACTCAATCAATTTAATCGCAGGCGCAACTCAGAGAGTGATCAGTGTTGCACAAGGTACAGGTGCTGAAGTAGTAAAAAATGCTCTGAATGTGGGAAATGGTGTAAGATTTGGTTCCAATACTACAATAGTAAGTATTACAACTTCAGTTACAACCACTCCCACATCGCTTACCACTGTGACAGTTAAGAAAGGAACCGTTTGGGCGGCGTCGGCGAATACGATAGTAGCTACAATAACGCTACCTGTCGGTTCATCATCAAACACAATACCTTGTGCGATTACAATATCTGGCACAGAAAAATTATTTTTCGATATAGCTGTTGGAACTACACCACCAACTGGGTTTTTTATTTCATACAATTATTATTCAGGATATTAATATATGGACGAAGAAGAAATAAAGAGATATTTCAAAAACAAAATAATCTACAAATATACAGGCGCAGCAAATGAATTGCAGGAGAAATTAATTTCTGCTTCAGTCAGTCACAATACATTGTTGGTAGATGATATTTCGTATTTTGTTTGCAATGTCAATATAAACGATATGATTAATGCAGACGATAAATTAAGTGTGTTTTACGCACCAGAGGGAGTATAAAGATGTACGCTAAATTACTAATAACTGGCACACCTACAGCGATAGGAATGATCCGCGATATAGGTAGATTGATAACATCTGCAAATCCAAGTACGGCAAACCTAACTTCATTCAGTGCAGCATCATCAGTAATATATGATGCAACACCAGCTGGTTGGACTTATGTTGGTGGTAGTTTAGCGGCAGACAGACCAAACATTTCTTCGAATACCACATTCGTCAATGGTGGAGCAAATTTGTGTTTTTCTGCGCCATGTCTTAGCGGATCCGCTCTCAAGTATGCAATATTAAATGTGGGATTTACTGGTAGTACAGGAACCCCTACAATCGATGGATTTATCATGTCTGGCGCGAGTTCTGCATCATCGACTGGTGTAGTTACCAATGAGGGTACTAGATATGCATATACTTCCGCATCTATTACGAGCACAACCATTACTCATGGATTAATATCAAATACATCAGCCAATTTTTATTTAATCGCATCCCCAAGACATATAACTATCATTAAAGTGAGCGCCGGTGTCTCTGCAATATGGGAATCATCGATGACTAATGTACACACTTTTTATGGTACTGCACCGTTCATTCAATTTAACCATTTGGGTGCTGCAACAGATACAAATGCGAATACCGCCCCTCAAACATATGCAGGCACTGCAACGTCACCGGGACCAACAGAAGGTATTTGCGTAAATGCATTTAATGTAACAAATCCAACAAATGCAGTTAATACTGGTGTAGTAGAGTTAGGTAAGTTGGGAACAACTACATACTATAATGGACAAACTTTAGTGCAATATGGTGCAGATTCGATACGACAGAATACAATTGACGCTTTTGGTAATCCTAGGTATACAATTACACCAGCATTTTATCATATGAGTACAAACTATGCACATCCTGTGCAATACATTACTGGCGTCACCCCAATATATTTTACGAGATATGCTATAGGAAGTAACGGTGATACTATGGATGTAGCGGGAGATTCATATACGTATTTTAATGCACACCCTCAGTTTGGTATGATCATTAAGACAGTATAATCATGGCAGCATTAACCTATACCGTTTGTGACGAAGATTTATTGCACTTCGGAACATATTCAGCATTAATATATTATGTCCGAGATGATATTGCTGTAAAAAATAAAAATCAAGTATGTTCCGAGTCTCTAACAAGATATGGTACATATAGTCTAATAATTGATAATGTAACTGATTTGAAAGGTCGTAAAAGAATATATTGCGCTGTTGATGATCCTCTGATCGATAGGACATACTTGCGACCACAAGATTCTTATACCGGCTATAGTTCATAATCTAACATATAAATAGTAGTAGTATCAATTCAACTTAAAAAAGGAAACATATTATGGCATTGCAAATTTCGATTGACACCGATTTTGGTATCCCTGCAACATATTGGAACATTGGATCAGTCCAAGAAGATTTTAAAGGTAAAGGTACCGAAGTTACATTTTATGGTTATGCAAGTAAAGAAGCACGCGATCAAGGAAAACAACCTTTAAGTGCAGGCAAAACACAAATTGCTGGTAATGATTATGTTGCAGGCGCGGATAGGGCAGCACTTTATGCAATCATAAAACAAAAACCAGAATTTGCTGGCGCAACTGACGTTTGATTCTATACTACAATTTTGCCCCATCAAAAATAATAATTCAACAAAATTAAATTGTCCAAAGAGACAGAAGAACTGATATGGCAAAAATTACTGCAAGAACAGACTTCAAACAATATTGTCTACGTAGATTAGGTTTTCCAGTCATTGATATTAATGTTGATGACGATCAAGTGGAAGATCGAATCGATGATGCATTACAATATTGGACAGATTACCATTTTGATGGTCTGCAAAAGATATACTTCATCAAGAGACTAGATCAGACTGATATAGACAATCAATATGTCAATCTTGATCCTAGTCTCACTAAAGATTCTTCAAATAACTCAACAGAAATTGTTGGTGTTACTCGCGTATTTCCTATTACCGATTCTCAAGTTACAGTAAACATGTTCGACTTGAGATATCAATTGCGACTGAATGAATTATATGACTTCACATCTGCGTCATATATCAACTATACATTGACACAGCAGCATTTACGTTCACTTGAGATTATGTTTACGGGTGAGGTTCCTATCAGGTTCCAACGACATACTCATAGACTTTATATCGATTGGAATTGGGGTGCGGCAGCAACAGTAGGTAGTGTCGTGATTGCAGAATGCTATGCGACAATCAATCCTGATGTATATACCGAAATATGGAATGATCGATGGATGAAAGAGTATGCGACAGCGTTGATCAAACGAACATGGGGTAACAACATGAAAAAGTTTGATGGTATCAAGTTGCTAGGTGGCGTATCACTCAATGGTGATAAAATCTATCAAGAAGCTGCCGATGAAATTGAAAGATTGGAATCTGAGATGGAAACCAGATACGGCAGCCCACTAGAATTCTTCTTGAACTAAATCAATGGCAACTTCACCATATTTCAGTAATTATAAGAATCAGTACAACGAGCAAAGGCTCGTAGAGGACCTTATTGTCGAAGCAATAAAGATGGTCGGCACTGATTGCTATTATCTACCCAATACAAATTCTGAGGCAAGGGATTTGTTATATGGTGAAGATCCTCTCAAGACTTTTACTGCTGCATTCCCTATCGAGTTGTATCCATCTAATGTAATGGAGTATAATGGATCCACAGAAATATTCAGCAAGTTTGGATTAGAAATCAAGAGTGGTATGACAGTCATAATGTCAAAACGATCATTCACAGAAAGAGTAATGAATAGTACGACATTGACAAGACCTCATGAAGGAGACTTGATTTTCATCCCCGCATTGAATGGTGCTGGTGAGTTATTCGAAATTCGATATGTCGACCAAAATACAGACATGACGATGTTTGGTAGAAAATTCCCATTCTTCTATGAATTGGATTTAGAGAAATTCAAATACTCGAACGAAAGAATAGCGACTGGAGTAGAATTGTTGGATGCTATAAATCAACTGGATGCATACACAAAATTGTTGACAGTCTCATCAGCAACTGGAATATACTCAATCGGAGAAACTGTGTATCAGAGTACAGATGCAACTACAGCAAATGCATTCTCGTCAGGTATCGTTTCTTCATATGATGCACCTGCTGGTAAATTGTATGTGAATGGTATCAAAGGTGAATTCGTAGCAGGATCACTTATTCGTGCGACCACATCAAATGCAATTTCAACATTAGTTGGAACAGATCCATACGAACAAGCGCAGCATGAGGCAGACTACAATAATAAGCTTATCAATACCGAATCTATTTCTATATTAGATACGGCTGAAGCAAACCCATTAGGTAAGATATAATGTCAACTGTTTCATCATATCATCAAATAATCAGAAAGATCATCGTCGGATTTGGTAGCATATTCGATGATCTTACTTTGATTAGAACTGAATCTGATGGATCCGAGAATCAAAGAATCAAAGTACCATTGATCTATGCAGCTAAAGAGAAATATGTTGCTCGTCTAGTCGGTGATCCCGATCTTGACAAAAAGATTCAAATGGTATTACCTAGAATGTCATTCGACTTACTAGGTATGGAGTATGATTCAACAAGAAAATTGATAACGAATATACAAACTAGCGCGACGACATCAAATCCTGGCGTTAAAAACTCTGTATACAATCCAGTACCGTATAATTTCGATTTCTCATTGTATCTGTATGTTCGCAATATCGAAGATGGTACACAGATCATCGAACACATATTACCATATTTTACACCAGAATATACTCTGAAGTTGAATCTTGTTCCTGAATTGAATCTGATAAAGGAAGTTCCTATCGTATTGAAAGATGTTACATATGATGTCGAATTCGAAGGAGATTCATTATCAGATACTAGGGTTGTCATTTGGACTTTAAATTTCGTTGCAAAAGGTTTCGTATACGGTAAAGTATACAGCACAGGAGTTGTAAGAGAATCCATCATCAACATATTGAATCTTGAAGGCATATCTAGAACCGATCAAGTCAAATTCAATATGGCAAATACTGGTGGTTTTGGATTATATAAAACGAAAGAATTAGTGTATCAAGGATATTCCCTAGGTACTGCAACAGCAACGGCAGAAGTTGTATCGTATAGCAATACGAATCATGCATTAGTTGTCACAAATCTAGAAGGTATCTTCAAGACAAATACCATCATCGTTGGCGCAGCTAGTCAAGCAGAATATACATTGCGCAGTTATGACAAAGCAAATTCATTGATGTTGACAATAGATACGACAACTTCACCTAATACTGCGACAGCAAATTCAAACTTTACCTATATAACTACAATAACTGAGCGTTGATTATGTCTAAATTTGAAAAGAGTATGGAAGAAATCTTTGATATCGTGCCGACTACTATAGAAACAAAACCTCCAGTGGAATCTAAAAAGAAGTCAGACGATGGTAAATTGGATGAAGATTTATCTGAAGATTATCGTATTGTCAGACACAATTATGAAGAGATAATCACAAAAGGTAAAGACGCAATTGATGAGATGATTAAAATTGCATCCGAATCTGAGCATCCTAGAGCATTCGAAGTAGTTGCTACATTGATCAAAAATGTATCAGAAGTGAATGAGAAAATGATTATCTTACAGAAACAGATGCGCGAGATTAAAAAGACGGCAGATAAAGATGCACCAAAAACTACAATCGACAAAGCTATCTTTGTAGGTTCAACATCAGAGTTGTCAAAATTACTCAAGGGTAATAAAGAATGAGATCGTTCAGATTTTTCCTAATGGAAGAAATGGATCGCAAAGATCCAAAATCAAAGACATTACATGCATTCGATATGGATGAAGTTTTGTTCCACCATGATGCGAATAAACTTCAAGTGCATGTAAAAGATGCTCATGGTAAACATGTTAAGGCTTTGTCGAATCAAGAATTCAATCACCACAAGCTTGAGCCTGGGCATCATTATGATTTTAGTGATTTCAGATCATCAAAAAAATTCAAAGAAACTGCAAAACCAATACATAAGATGATTCGCAAACTCAAAGCGATTCACAAGAACAACAAGAATGTCGAAATTCTTACTGCACGTTCAGACTTCGATGACAAAAAAGGTTTCATGGACAGACTAAAACATCATGGTATAGATGCTCATCAGATTCATGTTCGCAGAGCAGGTAACTTAGAAGGAAATCCAGCTGAGACAAAACGAAAAGTTATGCATGATCTGATCAAAAAACATGGGTATACCAAAGTGCATCTATACGATGACTCCGAACATAACCTAAACCATTTTGTGAGTTTGAAACAAGATCACCCTAATGTCGAATTTCATGCACATCATGTTGCGCACAATCCTGAAACTGGTGAAGTGAAAGTAACTACGAGAAAGTTTAAGTGACAGATAAAACAGCATATAGAGATAATCCGCTATTAAAGAAGTCTGGGGTAGAACTAGAATATACTCAAGAACAGATTGAAGAATATGTAAAGTGCGCTAAAGATCCAATCTATTTTGCACAGCGGTATATTAAGATTGTCAACGTTGATGAGGGTCTGATCAACTTCAAGATGTGGGATTTCCAAAAGGAAATGCTCAGTACATTCAAAGACAATCGATT